CTGTGGTTTCACGTTTGATGCTTGACTTAATTCCAAACGCAGGTCAAAGCTCCTCGTAATCTGCTGTTGGGCGCTAGGCACGACGCGGTTAAATCAAGCTGGGGATGGCCCACGCAGGGATAAGTTTGCCGAATGGAAGGCCGTGATATCGTGAACAACACAAAGTCATGGCGTAACATTTCCAACGGAGCGCACCCTTTCACAACATCGCAGGAGCTTCTTGCCGCTGCCGCCGACTACTTCCAGTGGTGTGACAACCATCCGATACTGGAAGAAGATGTGGCCGTCTACCAAGGTGACATAACCAGGTACACGAAAAACAAGATCCGACCGTACACCCTTAAGGGCATGGCGGTCTACCTGAACGTAGCTGTCTGTAAGCTGGAGCGATACAAGCTCGATCTCGAGGGACTTGCCTCCGCGATGGAGCTTATCGAGCAGGTTATCTACACCCAGAAGTTTGAGCATGCCGCTGTCGGACTTATGAACGCGACGTTTATCGCGCGTGACATTGGGCTGGCGGACAAGCAGGAAATAACAGGCATAAACGGCGGACCGATTCAACTGGAGGAAATCAGTGCTAGGGAACGAGTCAACAGCAAGCTCGCTAGCCTCGCTGCCAGAATCACAACGGATCGAGTTGCTGGCGAGTCTGAGTAATGCAGACTTAGCCGAGCTTGAATACGACTGGAAGTTCTGGGCGCGCAAGAATCAGCTGACGCCAAGCGGAGACTGGTTGACATGGCTGGTCATGGCTGGTCGGGGATTTGGTAAAACCGAAACGGGGGCCAACTGGATCCGCGAACGCTGGCTTAACGGGGCCATGCAAATTGCTATTATCGCGGAGACCCAAAAGGATCTCGAAGAGGTAATGGTAAAGCGCCTGATTGATATCCATCCGCCGAGTGAAAAGCCGACAGTTCGCTACAGCCCAGTTCGGATATCGTGGGCAAACGGCGCTACCGCGCTTGGTTACACAGGCACCGAGCCTGACCAGCTGCGTGGTCCAGAGTTTGACACCGCTTGGGTAGACGAGCTTGCCAAGTATAAAAAGGCGCGCGAAGTTTGGGATATGCTCGCGTTCACGATGCGCTTTGGTAATGACCCGCGCGTGATTGTTACGACTACGCCGCGTGCAATTCCTGTTATGCGCGAGATGCTGAATGATGAGACCACCGTGGTAACGCGCGGGAGTACTTTTGATAACCGTTCCAATCTCCCGGCGGCCTTTCTCAATAAGCTGCAGAAGAAGTATGCCGGAACGCGACTCGGACGGCAGGAGCTCGAGGCGGAGCTTCTTGAAGACCTGGTCGGGGCGCTGTGGAATCATCAGGCCATTGACGAGACTCGCGTAGAGGCTATGCCAGCTATGCGCCGCATCGTTGTGGCTATCGATCCAAGCGGTACCAAAGGCGTCGAGGATAGCGGCGACAGCATCGGGATTGTTATCGCAGGCAAAGGCGTCGATGATCGCGGTTACGTGCTGGGGGACTTCACTTGTAAGCTTTCGCCATCAGGCTGGGGCGCGCGAGCGGTTGAGGCGTACCACCGGTTCGGTGCTGACCGACTTGTTGCCGAGAAGAACTTCGGCGGAGCCATGGTCGAGCACGTGATACGTACGGTTGACAAGAACGTGAGCTACAAGGAAGTCAACGCTAGTCGAGGCAAGGTTGTTCGCGCCGAGCCTATCGCGGCATTGTACGAGCAAAAGAGGATAAGCCACGTTGGCGGCTTCGCGGAGCTCGAGGACCAAATGTGCAGCATGGGACCGGATGGATTTGTGGGTGAAGGATCGCCTGATAGAGTAGACGCCTTGGTTTGGGCATTGACCGACCTGATGCTGGAAGACGATAGCTCCTGGGAGGGCACCATATGACTATGTTTTTGGATGGCCTTTTCAACATCGTAGCGCGCTTGGGAACCAGCCGTGACAAGGCCGCAAGCTCCAAGTACGAGCTCGTCCAGATCGATGAGAATCAGCTTGTTGCTATGTACAGGACGTCAGCCGTCGCACGCAAGATTGTCGACATCCCTGCCGAGGACAGCCTTCGCGAGTGGCGCGAGTGGCAGGCCGAAGGCGATATGGTAACGAAGATCGAAGCGGAAGAGAAAAGGCTTGGCTATCAACCGTCGTTAATCAAGAGCAGTAAGCGGTCACGGCTGTTTGGTGGAAGCGCTGTTTTCATCGGCACGGGCGAAGAAGATCTGACGCTTCCGCTTGACCCAGAGACTATTGGATTGGGCGGACTTAAGTATCTGACCGTGTTGAGTCGCCAAGACCTTATGGCGGGTGTCATCGAGGCCGACCCGCGCGAGCCTTCATATGGCAAGCCTAACTTTTACCGAATGAGCACGGTCGGCGGATCGGTAGAAATTCATCCTACAAGATTGGTTATTCTCACTGGCGACGATCTTCCTGACGAGCGCTACTCGGGAAACAATCTTGGCTGGGGCGACCCTGTGCTTCAGGCTGTTCTTACCGACGTGCGTAATCTCGACGCCACCGTTGCCAACGTTGCGAGCCTTGTGTTCGAGGCTAAGATCGACATTATTTCGATTGCGGGATTTAACGAAGGGCTGCGCAGCGGAGGCGCAAAGTACGAGGAACTGGTGCTTGCACGCGCGGCATTGACTAGCACTGGCAAAGGTATCAATGGCGCGCTTTTAATGGACGCCAACGATTCGTACAATCAAAAGTCAGCGAGCTTTGCTACGCTGCCCGATATCATGGACCGTTTCATGCAGATGGTAAGCGCGGCGTCTTCGATTCCAATGACGCTGCTCTTCGGCATGTCGCCTGGCGGGATGAACGCTACTGGCGATGCAGACACTCGCGGTTACTACGACAGGATAAAGGTTATGCAAACGCTCGAGCTTACGCCAGCAACGGCTATCCTCGACGAGTGCCTTATCCGATCCGCGTTGGGTAGCAGGCCGCCAGAAGTGTTCTATAACTGGCGTCCACTCTGGCAGCCGACTACCAAGGAGCGTGCCGAAACAGGAAAGCTGATCGCGGACACCTTCAAAATACTGTACGAGATGGACATTGTACCAGACGACGCAATTGCCAAGTCGCTGGTCGGAAGCCTGACAGAAAGTGGTCTTGCGCCTGGTCTTGAAGGTGCGGTAGCCGAGTATTTCGAGTTAGAAGGTACGCCTTCTGAAGACGACACGCTTGAAGATCAGCCGTAACACAAAGGAACGATGCGATGCCCACGGTTAATTTCACAGACGCAATGCCCGTCACTGGTCAAATCAAAAAGACCGACGACGGCGCTGTTGTTATGGCGAGAGTTGCGCGCGGCAGTAACGTCCAAGACTACCTCGGTTCTGAGATGGGCTTTTCGGACAGAGCAATTGTCCGCGTCTACCGTCCGGAGACCGAGGTATTTTCGAGTGATGCCATCAAGAGCTACGCGCGCAAGCCGATCACAATCGACCATCCCAAGGATGGCGTGAATTCCGGCAGCTGGAAGGATCTGGCTGTCGGTGAAATTGACCCCGTTGGCATTCTCCGCGATGGCGAGTTTGTTACCGTGGCGCTGATCTTTAGGGACGCAGCAGCGATCACTTTGATCGAGTCAGCGGATGGTCCGAAAGAGCTCTCGATGGGATACTCCGCTGACATCGAAATGGTCGACGGCGTTTCTTCAAAGGGCGAAGCCTACGACGCGATTATGACAAACTTTCGCATGAACCATGTGGCCGTTGTTCGAGAAGCACGCGGAGGCACACAACTACGCATCGGTGATGCACAGACATGGGGCGCTTCTCCCTGCCCACCAACTCAAATGAAGGATAACGTTATGCTACTGCTCACAGTGGTTCTAGGAGATCGGGCAGTGCAAGTTGCCCCCGCCGACGCACCAATCCTCAATAGCTTCAAAGACAGCGTGACTAAGGCTGCGGCTGACGCGCTGGCTACGAGCGTGGCCGCGCTGGCTACGAAGGACGAAGAGATCGGCACCTTGAAGGCCGAGAACAAGAAGCTTTCCGACGCCGCGATGACTCCCGAGAAGCAGACCAAGCTGGTCGCTGATCGTGTGGCGCTGGAAACGTTGGCTAAAGGTATCGCACCAGCTGTGGTGTGCACCAACGTGTCCGATGCTGACCTTCGGAAGGCCGCTGTAGCCATCGTCCACGGCGACGACATGGTTGCTGACGCTTCCGAAGCCGAGATTTCCGGAATGTTCAAGGCGCTTGCCAAGGACGCCGGAAAGACCAAGGACACATTCGCTGATACCGTCAAAAACGGTATCACTGTTGTAACGAACGACGCATGGGGCGCGTTCCTTCCGAAGGGGAAGTAAGCGATGACAATTCTCACCGAAGGTAAGCGCAACTACGCGTTTCTGGTTTCCGAGGCCAACGGCATGTATCGGTCGCGTCAGCAAGTGACCGTGACCGTACCCGCAAACAGCACCATCACTCCCGGCACAGTCCTGGGTGTGATTACAGCCAGCGGTAAGTTCGTGACCCAGCTTGCGGTTGCGACCAATGGATCACAGGCTGCTGCTGGCCTGCTCTTGGTCGCGCAGACCAACACCACTGGCGCTGCCATCGACGTCGTTGCGACAGTTATTCGCCGTGACGCCGAAGTCGTCCAGTCGGAACTGAAGTACGACCCGGCTGCAAACGCTGCCGCCATCATTGCCGTGAATGTAGCCTTGGCTGCACTCGGCATCATCGTCCGCTGAAAGGAGCCGTATCATGGCCACAATGGATATCTTCAACAATACGGCTTTTGGCACGACCTCGCTTTCTGGGTTTGTGCAGAAGATGCCGTATGTTCCGCAGCTCTTGGGTTCGCTCAATCTGTTCACCCCAAAGCCTGTGCGCACACGCAACATCTTTGTTGATCGCACCGAGGGCGGCATCAAGCTGATCCCAACTTCGGCGGATGGCGCACCGCCAGCGTCCTTGGACAGCACTGGTCGTGACGCAGTCGCACTGCGCACAACGCGGCTGGCCAAGCAGTTCACGCTCTATGCTTCGGAGCTGGATAGCATTCGCGCAAGCGGTACCGAAACCGAGTTGATGGCCGTGCAGGCCGAGTATAACACTCGTCTGCTGCGGCTTCGCGCTGACATGGAGCTTACCCACGAGCACCACCGTCTTGGCGCGCTTCAGGGATTGCTGTTGGACGCTGACGGTACCACCGTCATCTACAACTACGCCACGGAGTTTAACGAAGCAATTCCGGCTGCGATCAGCTTTGAGCTGGACGTGGCTTCGACAGACGTTATCGCCATCTGCAAAACGATCTCGCGCGGCATGGCACGCTCGGGTAAGGGTTCGCTTGCTGGCGCGACGATCCACGCGCTTTGCGGCGATGCGTTCTACGACGCACTGGTCACGCATCCCAACGTCGAGAAGTTCTACCTGAACCAGATGGCAGCGGAAGCGTTGCGCGATCAGGCCAGCATCTTCGGAAGCTTCACTATCGGCGGCATCACCTTCCATAACTATCGCGGCACCGACGACAACTCGACCGTTGCCGTTCCAAGCGCCGAAGCCAAGTTCTTCCCGATTGGCGCATCCGACGTTTTTGAAGTGGCCTACTCGCCACTCGAGTCCATCGGCTTTGTCAACACCCCCGGCCAGCCATTGTACGCAATGAACATTCCGGATCGGGATCGGAACATGTGGACCAAAGGCGAGCTGTACAGCTACCCGCTGTACATGTGCGCCCAGCCACGTGTTCTGCGGCGCGGTACACTGACATGAGCAATGTGTTGGTGGGTAATCCTACACCCCAGGCAAAGGCTGTCCGCATTGCGGGCGGTCACGCCATCATCAAGCCTGGCAAGTCAGCTGCTCTTACGCTGATGTTGAGCGCCGAAGAATTGGCGCGATACGAGGCTGCTGGGCTTACCTTTTCGGATCCTGACGCCGAGCCATTGGCGGACACGGATTCGGATCCGGAGCAGGATCCGGAAAAGCAGCCAGAGACCCC